TTTCATGCGCCAATGCGTTTTTCTGGTCTTTGTCTTCTATGAATTTATCAAGAAGTCCAGTGACGGGTGCGATCAATGATTGTAGTGCCAGCATTTTAAAAACTCCTTACTACTCTGCGGGCCAGTTTTGTGCGCCCATCACAACCGCTAGTGCATCAACGTCTGCTGCACCAGTAATAGCTGCCTTTAGCCTTCCGTATTCTGTAATCACTGCTGCACGATACGTCACTGTGGCATCAGGTATAGACACTTCACGCTCTGCCTTACGAATGACCATCCAATCCGTATTGGCTAACGCACTGTTAGATTGAGACTTGATTTGATTTTTAAAGTTGTACTTCAAGCCACGGGTGATTAGCTTCTCGCTAGTATCTACCATTGCCCCATCATCGCCTTCATCTGGGTCATAGACTTGCACATACAACTGATTGCCGTCAGCGTCTTTAGCGTCAACATCCTCAACAGCCATTGCGGTATTAGTAAAACCTTGAGTCGCTACGCCGTCTACAAGAGTTATGTCGCCTTGCGTGACCCAGTAATACTTGCGGTCTTTTTGCTCACCAAGAACGATATCTTGTAGACCATTGGCTGTCCTGAAGTCGCTATCGGCTATACCACCAGGAAAGCTGGTCTGGGGAAACAACTGCCGGATGGTACCCGTTGCCGATATCGCCCCATCTGTAATTTGTGCGTACATATTTTTTTCTCCTGTTAGCGCCCTGTAGCGCTTTTGAACGGACTTTCCGCTAGGGCTAGGTAAAGGTAAACATTTCCATCAGTATTAACTGATGCACCATTGTTTCTAACTTTAAAACCATTACTTAAAAAATCAGCCCACGCATATGTGTCTACTGCTGCGTCTTGGTCAAGCGAAATATACTTATTAACGACATTGCTCGGGTTATTTTTGTTATCGCTTTGCAACCATGCTCTTGCAACACTAGTATTTTTGGTTACCACCCAAGCTGGCTTGAAACCTAAATCTACAAATGGCCCATCCGTAGAAGATCCATTGCCGGTGTAAACGCCCATCTTGCTGAAAGCCGGTTTTGAAACAAAATTATATGCAACGAGTGCGTCCCCGCTGCTCCACCCAATATTGCTAATCATTGATGAGCTTGGTGTGCCCCACTGAGACAGCGAATTTTGTTTAATATTAGTACTGTCTAAATGCATATAATCTAGGGAGCCGTCAATTAAACCGTTTATAAATACATACCAGGGAGATGTTGAATTTCTTCTTTTATAAATTACTATTTCTGGAGTAACACCTAGACCATGAGGAACAGTTCCTGCATCAGTTCCGTTTGAAGTCCAAGTTACGATACTAAAACCAGCGGCTTGATTAGCTGAGACTACTGCGTCTATATCTCCGCTTGTGTCCGTATACCCTGACCCATTGGCTTTCCAGTTCCAAGAAATCATATTACCGCTATTTATTACACCCTGTGCGCTGGCATGCTCATAGACGGTAAAACCATCTGACGTAAAAGCACTTAGTCCTGCACCACTATCAGAAGTTTCTACGTTAATTGTAGAGGGAGCCATTGTTTTATTAGGACCTCTAAGCGAATCCTGCAAAGAAGGGTGAGCGCTAACATTTCCTCTTTTGATCCAAACAAGATCAGGTTGGAATCCTACTCCAGTGACGTTGTTAGTTGTATTGCCGCTTCCGTTGTAAAGCAGAGTATTAAAATGCTCTGACGGCAGGGGGATGGCTGGGTCTGGGAGGTTCTTGGTACAGAGTGCTGAAAATCCAGAAGGCACAGGATAGAAAAAGTCACCAATACCATTTGTGTCTTCATTGCCTTGGGCAGTTGCAAGACCGCTAAACGTGCCGTTCTGACCAAAGTTAGCTGTTGAGTTCAGATTGTAAATAGTAGTAGCAGGGTAGTAAGTAGATCCGTCTGCTAATCCTGTAAAGGCTGCCCCTGCTCCAGTTGAAGGATTAGCGCCTGTACCCATCCAAACACCGTTTAAAGAGAACCAAGCTTTTCCGTTATCTAAGTCGAGTGCAACAGCCGCTTTCCACTCAGTAGTAGGTGCGACTGTTAGTTGTGTACCGCCAGCGGCATTGTGCCAAAGTTTTCCATTTGATCCATCGTAACCCCAAGACCATGGTTTATAGCCAATATAAGTACCAGCGGCCAGCCAGTTATCAAATAATCCCGTGTCTGTGACGAACCCAAGATTACAATATTGCAAGTTGGATGGGCTTACTATTTGTTCCCAGTACCATTTTCCAGTTGATACCCCCATTGTTGCAATTCCATTTCTCCACTGGTTTGGAACAGTTAGTTTTAAGTTACCGTCAGAGAACACATAATACGGGGTAGGAATAGCAGGGTTCCAAGTAGCAAAGTTATTCGTAGGCGAGTCGTTTACAATATTAGAGTTGGCTAGATTAAAAGCAGAGTAGTTATTTCCATTTCCAGAAGAATCTCCTCCTATTAAATCAATGCCGGTAAATTGAGGGGGTACAGCTAACGACGTTCCGACAGGAGTGTATGTTCCATTGACGGTAACAGTCTGATTTGAAGATGAAGCGTCTACAATAGGGTTAGACTGACAAGTCAATAAAACAGTGTTTGTGATAGCTGTAAGAGGCGCTGTTGGTACTGTATAAGTTGAACTGTTATAAAGAGATGTACCAACAACTAATCTAACGTCAGTCATTGAGCCGTAAAAATCCCAACTCGTTGTATTTATCATTCCAATATGCAAATTAGCACTAATGTTTGATATGTTACGAGAGAATGCGCTTCCAGACCTTGAACCATTACAATAAAAATAAGCCGTTCCGCCACTACATGAGTACGCAACATGGCTCCATTGATTTAAAGCTACTAGCCCCGCAGCACTATTATGCTCTGCACTAGGGCTATAAAATTGCATAGAGCCATTAGCCTGCACACTCCAATAATATCCACCCGAACCATCCTGCGAAGCAATAGTATTATATGAGTAAAGGGCTGTTGGATAGACCCAAGCCTCCCAAGTAAAAGTATCTCCTGGCGTTAGGCTATTATCATCTGTAACAATAAGGTAACTATTATTTCCACTAAAAACAGATGAATGATGCGGCTGCGTTTTATTAAACGGCAAGTAGAACCCGTTAGTTCCGTAACTACCGCCTGTGTATTCTTTGGGTATCCATTGCCCTGTGTCTGAGTTGGTTTCACCGAAGTCGCTTGCTGCTTTTGCAGCACCGTCGATAAAGTGTGTTTCTGCTAAGTAAGACTTCAACGGAAAATCTGCACTGTGATACTGACCAAGCCAATGTGCAGTAGCAGTATTTACATTAAGCTCTAGATTTTGATTAGGATAAACAGACGTTGCAAAAGAAGTTTCTTGTACGCCGTTAACGTACATTTTTACTCGATTAGCTGCTGTTCCTTGAGTTGTGTCAATCGCTAAAACAATATGATACCAAGCTGATGGGTCACGAAATACCCTGTTAGTAGTTAAGTTTATTTGAAAAGCACTACTAGCATAATATACAACTCTTAATGCATCGTCTGGAGTTCCGCCGCTTTCAAAATTATGATGAAAGACATCAGAGTTGCTAGTCCCTGCCGTCATGATTACTCTAGATGTCCCATCAATTGTTGTTATTTTTACCCAATAGCTAAGTGTAAATGTTCTTCTATTTCCTGCTGAAGAAGGGGTTCTTTTCAAATAATCGTTTGTTTGCGAAAATATCAAAGACTTCTCTATCTCAAACGGCTCTGCAACAGCACCACTACCCATCAGTATTTTATTTGCACTAGTCATTAGCTCAATACCTGTCCTGCTGTAAATCCAAGATAATTAGTCGAATCAACTATGACGAAAACAAAAACATCTACATTTCCTGATCCCGTACTAATTGTTGGCGCTGTTGCCGCCGCCCAATCCACGGTTGCGGGCCAGGTTATTGTTTTTGCTGAAGCGTTTTGAGTTATTTTCAGAACAAAGCTGCTGCCATATCCTGACCCTGCTGGATTTGAAAACGTGTATGTCACATTTTCACTTAATGCGTGTGTGAAAAAGCTTCCATCCTGTAGGTTAATATTTACAGTCGCGCCACTTCCTAATGCGGTAACAGTTTCATTGACACCACCGCCAAGCGTTAAAACACCATTTGCATCCGCAGTAAGAGCTTTGCTTGCCGCACTCAATCCTAATTGAGCAATGTCTAAATAGTTCAGCTCTGTTGAAGTCGCTGTCACATTGTCTAAAATATTTAACTCTGCTCCAGTAGCGGTAACCGTTGTCCCTGCAAGAACGATACTGCTACCAGTAAGGTCTAAATTGTCGCCAGACGGCAACTCTTTAATGCCGGAAGAATCTGCGGTTAGTGGAAATCGATTTGCCATTTAAGTTACTCCTATTGAAATAGAGCCTGACCTTGTGGCTATGGTGAAAATACCTGCCAAAACGTCTATGTCTATAGTTGATGCTCTGCCGAAAACCTTTACAGTTCCCGAGCTTTTTGGTTGTTCTCCCACAAATGGCATTTTTTATTCTCCTAGTGTCGGGCGGGTTGCAGGAAAGTCTGAAGTGCTGGGCCAGCCACGAAGCGCAGCTCTGTAAGTAATGATATTGTCGCGGTTGGGCCAATCTGGTGTTTGAGATGCTGTGTCTGTTGCAATAAGCTCCTGACCTCTCCACCTTCTTGCCTCTTGTTCAGCCGTTAAATCAGGTACTTCAGCGGGTACGAACGCTTCGTAATACTCAAAATTTGCTGCTACGAATGATTCTTCGGCAGTAATGCAGGGGTTAGTAATATTTCCACCTGCATCTTTAATTACCCATTTACTGCTCATAAAGTTTCTCCTGCTACCCTGGTAGATACTGTATTAAAATGATGCCGTGTCCACCGGTTCCAGCTCTCATATACCCCGCATAAGTAGAATTATTGCTCCTACATGCCCCACCTCCAGCACCTATACCACCATTCCCCGAAAAGCTATTTATACCTACGCTAGAGTAGGCATATCCACCCCCACAAAAGTCTTCTCCGTGAATATGATCACTCTGATCTTCAGCGCTTTGGTTGCTCTGCCACATGCCACCTCGCTGCCCTCCACAGATTGTTCCGTAACGAGATGCTAGTATCCCTCCTGGACCCGCGTCTGTTTTCGCGCCAAGAAATGATACAGATGACGCCGTTGCACCTGTTGCATATACACCAACCGCGCCGCCACTAATAGTACCTGTACCTCCACTGAAGCCTGCCCAACCTTCATTAGCAGAACCTGAAACAGCTCCTCCTCCTGCATTCGCCGCGCTAGATTGAATACCTCCTTCACCGCCTCCGCACGTAAGCGTTCCTGTTATTCCAGTACCTGCGATAGTAGAGTTTCCCCCAGTAACACCATCTCCAAGACCCATACGCATGTTGCCACCAGCCCCAACTACAAGCGTAAAAGAACCTGCGGTTGTTACAGCTAGACTAGCTATCTTTCCGTAGGCAGCGGCTGCTCCACCGCCATAAATAGTTGTACCAACTGCTCCAGAACCTCCTCCACCGAGGACATGTATGCAAATATTGCCGTCTTCTGGAGGAACCCAAGTCTGAGAATTAACAATGAAATATTGAGGGTAAGTTTTCCCTCCACCACCACCGCCACCTAATTTAACTGGCACTTAGACCTCCATCCAACCGAGCGTTGCGTCGGCATAAACAAGTTGAGTTCCTGCGCTTGCAGCAATTTCACCGCTATCGGCAGTACTGTTGATTTTATCTGAACCGTTGCGAGCGATAGTTACTGCCGCGCTGCTGTTGTTTCTAACAGACACGCTGTGCCCTCCTACTCCAGCCGGTAAAGTAATTGTTATCGCGCTAGAACCCGTGACCATAATTTGCGATCCGTTAACTGCTGTGAAGTTCGCAGTTTTAATAAGCCATGCGTTGTAGCTTAAAACTGGAGCGGCGACGGTTCCAAAACTTAGTACATTGTTGCCATCAGTTTTCAAAAACTGACCACTAGCTCCGTCTGTTACAGCAAGTTTTGCTATGTCTACTGAGTTGTTTGCAATCTTAGAGGTAGTGATTGATGCATCAGAAACAGCTAGAGTTTTGATAAGACTGTCATGCCCAACTACATAGTCGATTACATCTGTGCTGGCTAATGCACTATTAAAAATAATCTGAGAACCGCTGACAGTAAATCCTGACACAGGTGCTTGAGTCACGCCGTTCAAACTGACTATTAAACTAATAGCGCTTGTAGGAAAATAAGCTGCGCTATCTTTTGTAAGGTTATAAGTTGCGGTTGCACTGGTTGTTATCGCGTCAAGCAACACATTGCTCTTTCCTGCGCCGCTGCTCCTACCGAGAAAAGGCATCTACTATTCTCCTAATGTCGGCTTAGTGTCAGGAAAGCTAGACGTAGTGGGCCAGCTACGAAGTGCTACTCGATAAGCAATGTACGCTGCATGTTGCGGGTGGTCTGTCGTCGGCACAATAAAGTCAGTGGTACGCAGCTCTCCATCTCTCCAGCCTCTTGCAAGTTCTTCAGCGGGTATTACGGCTTCCTCTGGAGGTACGTTTGCTCTATAAAACTCAAAGTTTGCTGCGACCCATTCTGCGGATGCTTTAATACTTTCGTTAACTACATTTCCATCTGCATCTAATATTGTAAATACGCTCATAAATTCTCTCCTACTACCACGGTAGATACTGGATGATTACGAGTCCATCACCGCCTGAACCTCCAACTCCGTTACCTGAATTTGCGTTGTTAAAAGCTCCTCCACCCCCGCCTCCAACGCCGCCATTTCCAGCACTTATCTTTCCACCTGAACTCCAACCACTATGGTGACCTCCACCACATAAGTCCCCGCCCTGTAGGTCAGGACCGCTGGGGCTACCTACTTCGTCATAGCTGCCATTGGAAGTATATTGAAACCCTGCTGGGCTGCCCCCGACTATGAAACCAAACCCAGAACATGCAAGACCTCCCCCTTGAACATCGGAGCCATATGAGTAGTTATTGAACTGATTACCCCCTATACCTGTTCCGTTAACTCCAACATTACCGGCGTTTGAGCCTCCTTGATTATTTACATCTCCTCCAGAAGCAGTCCCACCTGGGTCACTTCCGTAATTCCATCTTGCTCGACCACCGCCGTTTGTATAGAGGTCGGTCATACCTGTTTTTGAAACGTAAGAGGCACCACCCGTGTTGCCTTGTCCCTGTCCCAAGCCGCCAGTTCCGCCACCGCCTATAACAACAGTAAAGCTGTCAGAAGTAGTTACTGCCAGAGAGTTTTTCCTACAGTACCCGCCACCGCCACCGCCATAACAGGAAGCAGCTCCACCACCGCGACCAGCTCCACCACCGCCAGCCCCAATCACATGTATACAAACATTCCCATCCTGTGGGGGAACCCAAGTCTGAGAGTGTGCAAGAAAAAGTTGGGGGAATGCTCCTCCCGCTGCTGCGCCTAAAACTGCCATATTTTTCTCCTAGATTGCGAACCAGCCAATGGCTGCACTGACGAACACAAGCTGCACGGAATTGCCTTGGGGCAGGGTGCCGTCCTCGTCTAATGATCCGATTTTTGACCCATTTCGCCCCACTGTGACTAGTGCCGCTCCGGCGTTTGCAATAATTACCGATTGAGTCGGAGACGGGGACGCTGGCAAAGTGATGGTGAAAGCCGTGCTTGGCGCGTTGCAAACAATTTGATCCTTTGCTGCACACGTAAAGGTAGCGTCTTTTATTAAAAAATCGTTATAAGCACCACCAACCGCAACCCACGCATTGTCACCACGCAGAAAAGTTGTAGCTGAAGCGGTGCCGGTTGCTGCCAATTTAGGAATTGTAATTGCATCGTCAGCTATAGATGTTGTGCCAAGCTCTGCTTTTAACGCTCTTGACGCTAATTTTGTAAGAGCCATTAGGTGATCTCCATAATTCCGAGGCTGACATCAAGAGCAGAAGCTGTTCCCGATTTGACTCGCAAGACATCTGTTGTTTCCAGAATGTACTTTTGTCCTGACAAAACTTCGAGAGTTGTTCGACCTGGAATACTCACGGTATCTAGAACCTGAAAAACTGTGCTGCTTGCCGAGGTGTCTTGACTCTGCACTGAGACATCAACTGAGCTGCCAAGCTTGTTACAAATCGCAAGTCCCAGAATCACAGTCGTTGTTGACGACGGCGCAGTATATAAATCAACGTATGCTGAGTGATTTACGTTTGCCGCGAATGCGTTTTTAAAGGTGTTAGCCATTTTATTTTCCTATCCTAATGCGATTGCGAGTGCCGTAGCATCGTCAACAGAAGCTGCGCTTGCAGCGGTAGCTACAACTTCGTTTACCCCACCCGCCGTAATTCGAAGTTCAAACGCATCGCCGCTGGCGAAAGAGGTTGCCGAAGTTCCGTCTTGACCACGAACTACAGTTAAGTTGGTGCCAGAGATTGCGGTCACTTTGACAATTTCCATCGTGACCGGTCCCTCTTTCTGCAACGTGCAGAACGCATAGTCGGTAGCGCCTAACGTGGGGAACCCTGTTGCGCTAGTTATCGGGATCGTAGTTACGCTGCTGTTAATGGCGCCGCTTATCGTTGTCTGAAAATTGTTCGCAAACTTAATGCCCATCGCATTTCCTTAACTAGCGGTTATTTGCCAGGTTATCGTCATTACGTCCGACGACGATTTATTTACTTGGGCATAGACAGTCCGACACAACATTGTGCCGCCGCTAGATGCGTTCAAAATAGCGGCTTCAGTTAATGCCCCTGTTCCCGTTCCGGCTGCAAAAGTAGCAACATAAGAAACTTGATTGGCAGAAACAGTTGTTGAGGTCAGGGCGATACGCGCTAACTCAGTACCTAATGCGGTATCTGCTACGGCAGCGGCAGTACTTCCAGAGCCGACTGCCATGTGCGACATAGCCGTAGCTGTCGCGTCTTTCATTCGCGATGCCACATAGCCTTTACCTGTAGTAACGACAAGGTTATCTATGTCTCGAACCACTTTGCCGTTGAGTGATACGGAGAGTCTCCCCGTAAGTGTTAAAGCTGAGTTAAACATTATTGATTCCTCTCAATTAAGAGTTAAGTGCGAACGTGTTGAACGCTGAAGTATTAAGTACCGAGTGGTTATGTCGAGTTACTAAATGAGTAAAACTTTCTGAAAACGACACAGAGTCTGTTTCGTTCTTTTGAACAGAGAAAACACTGTTGTCACTAAAAGAAAAGACGTTGGTCTTATTAACCACCGCTCCGTTAGTATGGTTTTCAATGTCATCAAGACTAAAAGCATCAGTGAACGCCCGTATGTAAGACACATTCCTATTGAATATATCCCCGACACTTAAACTGTCTGCTAGAGGTTTGCTTAAAGACTTACTATCCGTATCAGAAATAGGTGTCGAGTCTGTTTTTACTGCCGAAAACGCTGTGGATAAAATCTCAGAAACCGACAGCGTCTCTGTTAGACCCTTGCCTATAGTCAGAACAGCAACATCCGAAACAGCATATGAGTCTGCGAAGTCTCTGAAAAATTGAACAGTAATGTCCACGTTTTCTGAAAGCGATAACGCCTCGCTGATTTGTTTTTGTAAACTAAGCTGTTGAGAGTCGCTGATCGATAATGTTTCAGCGGATACCTTTCCTATGTTTAAGGAAGAGATATCCGAAAAGGAAAAAGAGTCAGGACCAAGGTATCGGTTAAGCGTGTAGTAGTTTAAATCTACTTGCGTTGCCTTTAGCTCGTTCCAGGTAATATCACCCTTAACTAACTGGTATGCGACGTCAGCTTTAAGATTGCAGTATGTAACGTCCATTCTTTTAGCCATTAGTCAAAATCGCTCCTGACTTTCAGCTTGATTAGATCGTAAACGGTTTGGACCCCACCGTTATTAAAAGTGATCTCGATCTCACCTTCATAGACTCCGGCTGTACTTAATGTACCTGCCGGAAAATTTGTGGCGACTTTCCCTAGAGAAGGGTTAGTTAAAGAGCAGGTTAGGGTACTGGTTATTGTCGTAGAACCTACCTCTCTAAGCCTGAGTCTTACACTTGCACCCGTGACATTAATAGCTGCCCAAGTGGTACTGTCTTCTGCATCAAGTATTTGACCTGCCGCCGCTAAATGACTGTTCTTTAGTGTGAACGTCAGCTCAGGCAGAGTGTCACCGGTCACCAAATTGAGAGTGTCTGAATAAGCCATTAGATAAACTCCCTCTTGCGTATCGTTAAGGTGCCACCGGCAAACCCAAACTTAACCTGGCGAACAGCCTTGCTGACCTCTCTGTCAAACAGAGCTTTTTTGCTTGCCGCCATGTTCGGGTTAGTGAATGGCTGGTTTGGCATTATCTGGAGTCGGAATAGAGCGCCGGATGTAATAGCTTCTCTGTTCTCTTTGCCGATAGTGTCTGGAATACTGGTGCTGGTCGCTGACGGCTTTAAGCTGCACAGCACTCTAATCGTCGCGGCGGCGGCAGGAATAGGCGCGAGATAAAAGGTAGTGTTATCCCTCTGGCTGTAATAAGAAGGAGTGCCTCGTTCTTTGCCGTCTCCAATGTTATGCAGCAACTCGCTATAGCTAACCGCCTTGAGTCGAGTCTTGTTCGCGAAGATATCCGTTATGTAGTTAAGCTCTGTCCCAGCGGGAAGAGTTAAGTCGTAATCATTTACGCCGGCAGAAAGAATGATCTCTTCTGCTTCGGGTATATAAACGCCAGTTCTTTTGCAGAATTCAATAGCGGAGTCTCTGACAACCTTCTCGACAAGAAACTGCGGAACGCCTCTACACTCCGGTCTAACAAATTCAGTGAAATCTGAGTACTTCATCCTAAAGCTCCTGTTGGTCTAGGCGAAGATGCCGCATCAGATCGAGTTTTAATCCCAAGGCTTTGACTAAATGCTTGAAAGTGCATTGCAGACCTTTGAATATTTCCTTCCGCAGAGTCGATTTGGTAAGCCCTGTAAAGGGTGTAATCTACAAGGCAGTTAGCGTAGACATCGTCTAACGCGATATTGGTCGCGGATGAATAAGCCGTAGGTATAACTAATGGGATAGAGGAGTAAACAATCTCTAATGAGTGAGTTCCGCTTATTCCTTTTGGGTATATGTAGAAGTTTTTGGGGTTTCCAGAATCGTAAACAAAATGCTCGATTCCTTTTGCTCCAGCTAGGGTTTCATGCCAGTTGGGTAGGTTCTGATCCAGAATAGCCCTTTCAACTTGCGTGATTGCGTTTCCATTTACGTTTCTAATGACATCGACCAACCTAAGTCCTGCCACTGGCAGCTCTTGTTTACTTCCGTTTGCACACGAAAAGGTTTCTGTTGTGACATTTGCGTCAGGTCTGTGAAGCACTACCTCCCGCTGACCGTCATTGAGAAACTTCACCAGATTTGCGTTGGTATACCTGGTTGCGGCAGTGTCTTGCAAAACAATGCTTATCCTTGCGAGAACATCTACAACTTTAATCGTCGCCATCTAGCTCCTCCCACTCTGTTACCTCTAGATCAGGAAGACCCGCAAACGAATCCGTGTACGGAAACTCGTTGCCAGTGAAAATATTTTTAACTATTTTCGGGATCCTTAGTTTTGCGGCAGGGACAGGATTGTCTTTGTTCATTTGTAGCCTTTCGACCTGATCCTTCAGCTCAGAAAGCTTTAATCTGCGGTCCAACTTAACGTCAAATGTCGAAATCGTTTCTTTATAAAGATCGTCTTTTTCTGTCTTAACGCTCATTTGATTCCTTTAAAAAAAGGGGAAAGCCCGAAGGCTCTCCCCCTTAGAAGGACTTATTAAGTCCACTTACCGATTACCAGTGCATCAGGTACAACTACCTTAGAACCGAAGACGTTTAGCCCTCTGACCGCATCACCGAACTTGGATTCCATACGAATGGTTTCCGCATTAGTGAACTGGCTGGCAAAGCTAATCGCTTTAGGATGACCCGCGACAATGTGCGTGTAACCACTGTCGGCGCCAGAACCAGGTGTGTAAAGCATGTTGGACTGATAGACAGTAAACCTGTCAACCATGCCAACCTTTCCGTTCCTGATAGGACTTGTATCGTCCCCTGTGAGGTACGCTTGACGAAGCTCTGACTGCTTTAACAAACTAACGAACTCTGGAGAAACAACGATGAATCGTCCTTCCTCTGGAATGTTCAGATTGTCGAGCGACGTAGACATTCCAAGGATCGTGGTCAGCACGTTAGCTGCCGTGATAGTTGTCTGAGAGCCAATTGTTGTGGCTCCAGTTACTACACCTGTAAGAACATCTGTCTCTACCGCAACTCGCATTCCTTCAGAAGCATCACCAGATGCCGCCTCAAGAAGGTCGATGTTGGATTGAGCCTTCAAAATATCCTGAACTTCAAAGCTGTAATATTTCGCTTTGTCGATCAACAATTCCACTTTAGAAGTTGTAAGCTCCTGCGTAGTAATTGATCCTGCGTAGTCACCAATGGTTACGGCGGGTACGGTTCTGATAGTAACCTTGTCGCCTTGACCGGTGATTTCCCCAGTGTAGTCATTGTTAGAAATTGCCGGTAAAACCGACTGCTTGTAAAATTTAGCTTGCAGTAGCTTGCTAAATATTTCGGGTATGAAATTTACTTCCGAGTTTGCGCCCGTACTATGTCCAAATGCCATTTTAAAAAATCCTCATGCGAGAAAAATAATTAACGGCGAATAGATCCCTCTGACATGTGCTGAAGAATTTCCGCTTTGTGTAGCTCGAATTCTTCTAATGGCATCTGAGTGATGTCATCCACTGTCCAAGTTTTCTGTCCACCAACTTTCTGCTTTCGAGCTTTAGGCATGCGCGGCGTTGCCGCCGACTGTGCCTTTTCGAGAGCAGCTTCTCGCGGCGTAGGAGCTTGGATTTTCAAGTCATCTTTAAATTTGCTGAGAACATAATTGACATCGTTTGCGCTGCCAGCATCTACATAGTGCTGAACATCAGCGCCTTGCGAGTCTAGCCATAAAGCCCAATCACTTGTTTGAGTGATTTCAGAAACATCTGGATGCAACGCTTCAATTTTTAAGAAGTGTGCTTCCTCTAGTTTTATGTTTTTTAAACTTTGCCTTTCATCTTCTACAGCGTTTAATGATTCTCTGGTCCTTCCAATCTCCGCTCGTAGTGCATCGTTGTCATCGAGGAGTGGTACAAAATCAGGATAGTCTTCCCTAAGCTGATTGATCTTCGATTCATCGCGTTGCTGGTCTACAAGCTGACCTTTCAAGTCGCCAACAGCCGTAAGTAGATTTGCGTTTTTGTTCCGCAACTCACTCGCCTCCTGGTTACTCTTCGTCATTTTTGCCTGAGCGCCTTTCATTGCACGTTCCGCTTTGTCGATTCTCGACATAAGGACGTCTAGTTCTGACGGTTGTTCGCCGCGAATTTCGTCTTCACTAGGAGCTTCTGCCTCAAATTCCACCTGTTCCGGCTGCTCGACGGGGGCTTCTTGGATTAACTCTTCTTCAACTTCCTGAGTGTCCGTTGCCACGGGTTCAGTAGTTTGCGGATAAGCTTCTTCCATCATTTGCTTGGCTTCTTTTTCTAATCGCTCTGGGTCATTTCTATTTGCCATTTGTTACGAGTCCTTTTGGATGTTCGCTAAATCACAGATATCCGATTGGCACGGGTCTGTGTCTTATTGAGTACAGCTTTTGCTGCGCCTTCTAGTTCAAGCAAGAAACGCAACTCATTGAGTCGTCCTTGCTCGAACCTAAAATTCGTTTGTTCAGCTACTGATAAACGATCTTGAGCATCCTCAAGTCGGTTACATAAGAGGTTCTGGAGGTGGTCCCATTGGGGCTGCGCTTTGAGCCATAGGACCGCCTGAGCTTGCTCCGGCGATAGCTTGATCTTGGAGAGCCTGTTGTTGGGCTGCTTGTTGTTCAGCTTGAAGTTGCTCCGTAGATTTAAGTATTTCATCTGGATCGATGTCCATGCTCTTCGCTATATCTCGAAGCAATTGACCTCTATCCACTAACGCCGCATCCATGGGGTTACTTACAAGACTTAAAAACTGCAAGAGTCTTTGGGATTGCACTTCCTTTTGGACCAGAGCCGTGCTTCCTCTGGGGACGATCTTTAAATCGCCCTTCGCTTCCTCATCTGTTCCGAATTCCATGTTGTAATGGAAAAGGCTTTCGACCATCGGTTCGAGTAAGAAATCGTCTATATTCTTGATTGTGCTTTTCAGCGCGACGTTTGCCGCACCCATCAGCATTGATATACCTGTAGCCGTTTTGTTCATTGATCTGGTTTGCTCCCCGTGCGTATAAGAGGGGAGGGACGTTGTCTCGTCAGCAAATCTTCTGAACAGCTCTACGATTTGGTTCAAGCCATTAGCATTCGCTATCGGTTGATAAAACCTAACGGCTGGCATTGAGCCATCACCACCGCTTCTGAGAAAAACTCTCCACGGATGAATGTCCGTTGGATCTTCTCCGTCAGCAAGTAGGTCTGTATTTACTTCAACCAGGGGACCGGAGGATAGCGCCATGTTGTCTATCCAAATTCTAGTCGCCGCATTCATCGTAGTCTGCGAGTCCCGCATCATTGCCGGAACGCCTGTCCCCCAAAAACTGTGAGGGGACTTCTCGTATGGGAAAATCATGTAGGGAATCTTGTAGCCCGAAATCGGGTTCAACATAATCTTCAAAACTTTTTCTTTTGAGATCCACACGCAGACCGAATAGTCCTCAGTTAGATCAACGCCTTCTTCTAAATCGAAACCGTTTTCCTTCAGCGCGTGTCCGTCAATATTTCCCCAGTACTCTAAAACCTCATAACGCCCAGACTCGCCATGGTCGTGAACGCCTGATATCTGACGTCGGGTTCGTTCGTGGTCTTCTTCTTGGTGATTGCCGTTCTTGTTCTGCTTCAAGACGTACTTCACGATCTCTGGGTCAAACCCTGGAAGGTTTGCCAGTTCGCGGAATTGTCTCTTGGTCAAAACGTGGCGGCGAAATAACCCATCACAATCTTCGAGAGATGTGCAGAAAGGGTCTGGGTACAAGTCAAAAATAGAAACAGATTCTAGATCTGGTGCCGGTTGCTCTATCTCTGATAAAGCAAATTTTTCCTGACCTGTTTGTGGGTCCATCACTTTGCTGTAGCTCTTTTTACGATCAATCCTGACCGTTCCGGCTTTCACAGCACCGCTTCCGAAGATGCAGCTTTCCATGATGGATTCTTTTAATTTCTGTTCAGCGTTAACATCTTGGAGCTGGTCCAGAATAACTCGCGTCATTTTCTCTGCGGCTTTCGTCGCAATCTTTTTCTCGACGTCCTTAAACTCGCTTTCGAGTTCTTTCATTCGAGCTATAACGAGATCTTGGTTTGCGGCAGGGTCTAGACCGCTGGCTTGGATGAGCTGCTGTTGAGCTGCTTCTCTTAACTGCATTGCCTTTAGAGGATCTATCTGAGGGATCTCAGTCTCTTGGACCGCGAAGTACGCATCACCATGCTGGAACAACAGGTCGATTATTCGGCTGTATGCAGCCATGACCTTGGTGCGGGTAAGCCCAACGAATACTTTTGATCGAGCGCCTGATTCGTTTAGCCGTGCTAAAACGTCTGGCTCGTAGATAGCCTGAAACTGACGGAGGTCTTTAAGCCACTCCTTCTCAGTATCTTTCCTAGCGTCTTTGAATTCCTGAAACTGAGTCTTTAAACGATATCCAAGATTCTGTATCTCTGAATCTTGCTCACCGGACGGCTCTTTGTTTTCTGGTTCAATGAACTGGACTAGCTCACTCATTAATACCCTGCCACAGAATCAACTGATTTATACCGCTTTTGTATCTGCGGCGACCTCGTTCGAGGCATTGATGCAAGTCCATGCAAGGCAATAGCTTGAGCTATCACTCTGTCATCATAGCACCCGCGCTGGGAATTGAAAGACCCTTTTTCATCAATGACATACGTCCGTAACTCGTTAACTAATTCCAAGTCTGCGATGCCACTTTCCTCTTGTCGGAGGAGGGCTGCGAGGTTGTCGATGATGAGTGGTTTTGATTTGCTTGTCGTGAGGAAGCCGCCTCGCTTGGTCAGCTTATCTCCGTAAGCATTGTCTAATGAAGACTCAATGAAAAGGTTGGGGTAGTTAACCTCTTGAAGTCTTCGCAGAGTGGTTAGACCATGGTTGTTACGTTCAACGATAATATAGGCAGTATTGAATCGCTGACCCAACTGCTTAACCACATTGCCCCACTCCCAAGGATCGATGTGACCGTGCCAACAAGCGACCTGTCTGCCCAAAGAATCTAAAACCTGAGCGCAACTGTAGTCGCCATAGTTGAGACCTTCGGCAACATCGACGCCGATAACATAACTCTCGTCTGGAATAGGGGGTAACCACTCTTTGTAGGCGCCTTTCTCTAAGGGAGATATCTGCCCCTCGCGAATTTCTCCTATGAAATCGGGGGAATAACACTCGCTTTCGGCTATTGCTAGGGTCTTTTCCTCTACGAAACACCTACCACTGGTTAGGAACGACTCGATTGGAGTGCTGGGATATTCCTGTCTGAAGAGGTCTGTACCCCCTAATTCGTCTAGTTTTGCCCTCCTAAAGCACAATTGAGCGTCAGTTAGGTTGTAAACCTTTGCCAATTTGTCCTCTTCAGGCGTTCTTCTGAAGTAAGGGTCAGGTTTTCTGACGTACTCTGGCATCCAGAACCAGGGTACAAAGCAGGTAATCCACTCAGTTTCTCCACGTAAGCTCTTCATTACCTGATCGTAATACCAACCACCAGCACCGTTTGCGGTGGATTCCAAGATCACTTCAGAGTCCACACCGCCAACTGTTTGCAGCAAACCAGCAACGATATCTGCGCCTTGAGGATAGAAAGCGACCTCAGATCCGTGGACAAACCTGTTTGTTTGCCCTCGACCCGTCTGTGAGGACCGAGCTGTACCGACTCGATACCTAGAATTGAGCTTATCGAAGACCAGTGTCTGAGCTGATTGGCTAGATATCGGTGGTTTAAATGCGTCGTGTGGAATGTTGTCGTAGAAGTGACGCACCATATTGAAGATGCTGTTGGTAGATTCCGCTAAATGGGACAGTACAAAGGCGTTTGCGTTGCGATTTTGAGTAATTCGCCAGAAAAATCTCCCTTCAACGTATGTGGATATGCCTACTTGTCTGGCTTTCAGGACCAATGCGCGGATCCTGCCGGTTTCCTTTAGCTGTTTTTCAAGCTGATTGTGGATATTGAGCTGACCCGTGTTCAGCATGAAGGGCTTAACGGCTCCCTCCTTAGTAATAATCTTCAGGATGTTCTTTGCGTAGAGCGGAAAATCGTTTTTTAAAACTCGCGCAATTGCTTCTATGTCATTTGACAATCTGTTTGACCCACCAATTAAACATTTCGAGAGATAGTTCGTTTCGCATGATATTTACCCTGTAGCAAACCAACCTGATATTCGTTTTTATGTAGCCAACCTCGTTATCCATTCGGTCTATAGATATACACAGATCGGGATTCTCGTAGGTATAGGTCATCGGCAATTCAGAAATAGCGCAGTAGCCTTTCTGGTTTTGATACAGATCGATAAGACATTCGTGATCTAAATCGAACTCTAGATTTTTTGTTTGCGCTCTCCCTCTGGCTCTCCTTAGCCGATACAGTAGAAATTGCTCTGGAGATTTTGTTGCCTCTTCTCGTTGAGCTTTATGGAGGCACGGATAACAGAGAGCTTTCCTGCTTTTCCCTGCAACTACGTTCCCGCAAACTTGGCAAAGACGATTTTTAGCTGCCATTCGACACCCTCCGTCAGCTCGTCAAAAAGCTTTACGCCTCTTCTGGAGCTGCCTACTGCAATTTTTGCGTCCATAGTCCGTGTTCCTAATCCAATGCATCCCTCTACGTCATGCGGGAAATTAGCTGCGTGAATTAAAATATGGGTTCGACCAGGAACGTCCTGCACATGCCATGTCTCGCCGAAGCGAGGACTTACTCTCCAGCCCATCGAATAAGTACCTTCGGGTATACAAGACACGTTTGGTGCGTTATCCAGCCAAGGTCTCTCTATCGAATAGAAACGCTGGTCTCCCACCATCATGGATCCCATAGTCCCGTCTGGGTGATATGCGAATCGTTCTAACTCATAGGTTTTCATTTGGGCGCGGGTTTCCTTTTCTTTTTCTTTTTCTTTTTTGTTGGCGGGTAGCTAGTCATCTTTGGTATATCTCCTTATCAACCATCAGAATTTCTTCGGATCTAGTTAGGCAAACCGTAGTGATTTCAAACCGCAATTCGACACGCTCCTGCTGTGCCGCACACTCGTTTACTTGGGTGCCGCCCATGAAGGTGGACAGGTGGAACCAAGTACCGATAGTGACAACGTAAAGGCTAGTCACCATTACGTTTAGCCTTCGCTTTGGCAGTCTTAGAAAGATCCTTCATGTGGACCAAAGGCTTGCTGTTTTTCGTATGCTTCGCCCCAGAGTGAACCTTCCCGTCTGGCATCTTGTGAGACCCTCCCGTATGCAGGGTTCCGTCTCTGAAATAATGCTTTTGTCCCTTCATTCGCCGCCCCACTTAATCAGGTTCTTTCCGAACTTAGCTCGACCGTAAGGATTCCTTCCCTCGTACTCGTTAGAGGTGTCTACACCTACGGCACCATCTATGTACCATCCGTTCTTTTCTATCCTTATGCCGGTCCACAGGGCGTCTACCGAGGTCTCGTCCAGGTTGTTGAAGGGGGTTCCAT